CTCTCTTCATACACAAGCATTGCTAAATCTTCGTAATGTTTTTTACCTACCGAAATTGTTTCAGTTTTAATTCCTACAGATTTTAATTCATTTTGAATATCAAACGATTGCCATCTATCAAAAGATACTAATCCTATATTAAATCCTTGCCTTCTAAGGTTTATAATCCAATTTTTTACATCGCTAAGATTAACTGGACCTTCAATTTTTGGCTCCCACCAAGCAACGGCATCTACAATGACAACAGGAGATACTTGCTCATAATCTTTTAAAACTTGAACACTAACCCATTTGTCTACATGTGCAATTGCAACAGCACATTTGTCATGTTTTTGTGCAAGGTCCGCATGAATATAATAAGTTTTTTCTGGATCTGGTTTAAATGAGGAATCAAACCTTTTGTTATTGTCTATTGGATTTCGTAAAGACATGCATTTTTCTAATTTATCTCTTTGTTTAAAGAATGCATCAGAAGAATAAGTTGGCTTACAGGCAAACCTCATCATCGCATCTCCAGGATCTGTAAAAAAAGATAATTTAAAATCTTCAATACCTCTTGTTGGATTTACTTCCCATGTTGGTTTTTTTAAAGCAAGCACTCCTGGAAACTTATAAGATTTTATGTAGTCTTCATCCCATGAAATTTCAAAAGTGTTATCTGGGGCATCTTCTGGTAATGTTGGATTAATAATAAATGTATGATTTTTTTCAATAGTTTCTTTTTCAGCAATTACATCTTCATATCTTTTTGAAATAAAATCCCCAGGGTATCTTGGGAAAGATAATAAAGCAACTTTACCAATATCTGGAAAACGAGAATCTACTGATCCACGAAATGCTTTGTATATGTTTTCTGCAGTTTTTCCCTGCTCATTACTTGTTCCAACTTCTGAAGCAAATCCAGAAATTTCATCAAGCACTGCAAGAATTAAATTTAAACCTTCATGCGACTCTCTTTCTGAGTGTCCAGAATATACAGTAATGGATTTGTTAAACTCTATGCTATCTGCTTTTGCATAAAACTTTCCTGCAAACCAAGGTGATCCTTCAATTTTTACTTTAAACCCTTTAAAGAAAACGTTCTTAGCCTGTTGAGCATTGATAGCCACATTGATAATATCAATAGCATCTCCGCTTGGTTTACCAAAATATCTTGCTGGATCTTTAAGGCATAAAAGTTTGTATACTAAGTATGCACATCCCACCGTAGAAGTAAAGTCTTTTCCACTACCCTTACCAAGTTGTAGAATAATTTCATTCTTTGTGTATTTATCATAGAAGGCAGCGCCATCATTTGTTCCCATTAAATCTTCAAGATCTTTTTTATAATAAATCTGACTCATTGCTTCTACGATACTATATTGTATTTCTGACAATTTTGGTTGACCAAGGTAATTAGGAGACTCAACAAAAGTTTTTACATCTACCGGATTTTCCTCAAAAACACTATCCTTTAAGACTTCTAGGAAATCATTGAATGTCGTGGACAATTGTGATTACCTCATTTTCTTTGGCAACATCAGACAACCTTTTCATAATTTTATCTCTCACCTCTGGATGCTCAGTTGCAATATCTTTTAATATTTCTACTAATATTTCTTGACGTCTTTCAATTTCAACCATTTCCTCTGCTAACTCTTTATTTTCTAACAGTCCTGCTTTTTGTAACATTTCTATTCGAGCCTTCTCAATGTCTACAACTAATTTAATTCCCTGTGTTTTTGCTGATAAGTTATTAGTTAAACTTGCTTCGTCGATTACCTCATACGCTTTGGTAATTAATTTTCCATAATGTGCATCCATAGATGCTAATGCTTCTTTTGCTCTTGCACGGATTGCATCATTGGCGGAAGCCATGACCTTCCACTCGTTAATTAATGCAACAACACGAACTCGTGGTATCTCCAACTCTTTTGAAATTTTAGTAGGATCATTTCCCTTGAGGTATTCTTCAACAACCTTGTTAACTTGATCTAAGTGCTCTACTAATTCTTGTTCAGTTGACAATTGTTTCACACTCCCTTGCATAAATATTATAAAAAGAATCACACCAAAAATCATGATAGGCTGTTCCTACGTGATGATCATCTCTAGATGTTACTGCATACTTTTCGTTTAAATAATGATTTGAATTTTTTTTAAAAAAATCTATAAAACTATTTTCGGAGAAAATAAAAAATCTATTAAGATCCATTTTTGGAAATTTATGGTCCCAAGAAAAAATATACAATTTAATATTGTTTGATTTACAGTAAGTTTCCAAGAATAATAAATAATGAAAAGTGTTAATTTTACAAATTTCTGAAGATTTGTCGTAAATATTGTTGTCGTATATTGCATGTCGTACTAAGTATTCAGGACTTTTATCTTTGACTGCTGTTTTTATTTCAACGTAGTCCCTATAAACATCTGGCAAAGCAATAAAAATTGCATTAGGATTACCAAATTTATTAATATATTTAAATATATTAGCAACAATTTCTAAACATCCAATCCCTGGCATTGCTAAATTAAAATACCCAGAAACTTCTTTATCTTTTTTTATTTTTTTATATAGTTTTTTTGACCAGAGTTCATCTTCTTCTAGACCATACCCAAATGTTGTAGAACACCCAGAAAACAATAAATGTTCTTTATTGTGGTTTGTTCCAAATTCTTCACATCTAAAATTTTTAGAATTTAATGTAATCTCAACATCTGCTAACTCTTTAAAAAGATTACCCCAACCGTCTAAATCTTTACTAAATTTGTTTAAAACCAAATGATTTGTTTTAGGATTTTTCATTTTTTTCCTTTGCTATTTTTAGCAAAATTAAATATCCAATAAGGTCATCAATATCATTGTCTCCAACCATTTCTGTGCCTTTCATTAGACGACTTAGTTTGTCGTCTATTCTTACGTGTAGTTGTTCTATTGAACTGGCCTTACTAAAAATTCTTACTGGATCTAATGCTGAGTCTCCATACGAAATATTTTTTTCAATTAACATTTGTGCAATTCCTAAACAGTTCATTAATATTTGACGTCCTGAGGGTGCTGACATTGAATGGATATATAGGTCAGTATAATTAAAGTTAACTGTGTCTTTATAAACTGGAATTGGTTTCATCTTTTTGATTTCCTTAGTTTAAATTTTGCAAGGTATACGTAAATAGTTTCAACACTAGTTCCACACTCCTTGGCAATATCCTGTGGAGACTTTTTATCCATAACAAACCTTTTACGGAGCCAAGCCTCGCTTGTATATAGTTTATCACTCATGCTATTGTTTGTCAACCTCTTCAGATATATTATAGTTATACGCGTTTGAATCTTCTAAAACCCATTTATCGTAACTTTCAACATCCCACTTGTTGGTATTTATAAGTCTTTGTATTACTAGATCCTTTTTGGTTACAAATGATGGCTCTTTTAATCTAATGCGGTTATTGGGCTGTACCGCAAAATTTCCATCATCTCTTTGAATAACATGACCACATTTATGTTGCCCTGGACTTTCTGAATAACCATCGTCTAATATGTTACTTTCTGGATTATGCCAATCTAAAGTAAACAAATATTTTCCACCAACGTTATTTTTATTTCTATCTATGTATGACATTCTCATATTACTTAAGTTTTCAAATTTTGTAACTGTTATGTGTGGACTAAAAGAATTCCAAAGTACAAGGTTATAGATTGGCTCTTCAGGAACTCCTGGCTTTGTGCAGAAGGCATTGATTGGCATTCTCCACCAAATGCCTCCGTCTTCCATTAAAAAATGGAATAAAGGACTTCTACTCTTAATACTAGAAACTCCAAAAATTACACATGGAAAATATTTATCATGACTATCTTCTTGATCTCTTAAAAAATTACCACGTACGTAGCACTCAATTGGTGGTATGTTGGCATTTAATTCTGGCATTATTCCTCAACTCTCATTGCTTTGTTCCAGTTATTAATAGCCCAATGGCCTATTCCACAAGCATCAGCAACGTCATTGTCTGTTATTTTTTTGTCATATTGCATATTAATAAACCTAATTGTTTTTTCTTTTCTGACTTCTCTTTCTTGGGTTTTATACCAAGATTCTGATTTGTTAGGAATTTTTTGTCTCATTAGTATTTTTTCTTCTTTACTAAATCTTTTATTACCAATATAGTTTTGCCAAGTAATTGGAGAAACTGAACCCATTTCTTTTATTTTGGACTCCCACATTGCTGCCAGAATTGCTCCTTGAATTAACGCTAAGTCTGAAACTGTTTTGGGACTATTCATAAAAATAGTGTGTTCTATAACAACGGAGTCTATTTTGTAGGATTTAAAAAATGCCCGAGTTTTTGCATATGAATCTCCAATTTTTTTATATATGGTGTCTCCTGAAAAATTTATTTTTCCTACACAAATTAATTCTTTGCTTTCAAAAATTGCAAAAGCCATATTGTTTGTGCTTGCGTCTATAGAGCAAACTCTTTGATTATTTTCTGTATTAATGTTTATTATTTTTGATATCACGAATAATTCCTTTTATTTGTTTTAAGGTTTTTGCAACTTCATCTTTGTTTATTTTGCAAGCATTGCAAACTTTGTCGTCATTATATACAGATAAAATAATGCCACAACCCCCTGCACATTTTTTTGGACTAAGTTTTCTTTTTTTTCTTTTTACTACTGAATACCTAGAATGAATTTTTTCTTTTGTAGAATCTTCTCTACAATGAGCCCCGCAATACACCTGATAACTTACATTAGGCTTAAAAGAACTTCCGCACCAACTACATTGTTTCACTTAATTCCCCTAGAGACGCGATCTTAATTACACCATCTCCAGCATCATCACATGCTTTTTTAACTGGACACTTTTTACATATTTTAGCGTTGGCTCTATAATTTTTAATTGGCAAAGTTTTAGATGTCCAAGAATCATAAACTGAGTTCATCCATTCAAATGTATTATCTATCCAACTTCTATAGTTGTCATTAACCTCAATTGGGAATAACAATAACTCATGATTATTTTTATTTTCATAAATAATAATACCTTTAGATCTTTTTAAAACTTTCATATAAATTAAAGTTTGAGCAACGTGATCTTTTTTAGGCTTACCCGCTCTTTTTCTATATTCAAACGCTTCGTTGTTTTGAGTTTTTATTTCTCCAACAATCTCTTCATCATTCC